TTATAATTCAAACGTGCTGCGAACTAATTCAGAAACACTCATATCTTTGCTCTGTGCGATTTCTTTCAATTTGGTAAACTCCGCATCATTTAGGGATATCACTCTCTGCTTTCTGCGGTTTTCCTTCCCTACTGTGATAGGCGCTCCGGCACCTTCACGATTTCCGCCCCATGTGTTTTTGCTCATATGATATATCTCCATTTCTTTTGACAATCTAACATTCGATTATTTTTAATACCTCTTAAATAGTTGAAATCCGATGTGGATAGATTGGCTGTATCTACAAATATCGATTTATCTTCATCATCCGCCAAAATATACTCACCCAACTCCGGTGAATAGACTAAAAATTCTACATCAACGAATTTTACATCAATTTCTGAAAAATCGACTTCGTATTTTGCCCTCAGAGGCTCTTCAAATATCTTTGGAATATAAATCCCTTTGATATTGTTTACAGGCACCTCAGAGGCGATATATTCGACATATTCGCCCTTATTGATATCAAAATCATCGATTTCATTCAAAATAGCATTATTTATATCGACTTCTATCAATACAAGACCATAATGCATGAAACTATCGCCTTGATTTAGTGCCTCAAACAAGTAAACCACATCCTTTGAATTATTGGAGCGTTTATTTTCGATCCAATTATCATTTCCGGTTTTGCTGATCGGCAAGATGCCATCTCGCATTATATTTTCTAAATCTAGTATATCCACATTCTTGAATAGTTTCACGATTCAACACCTCTTATTTAATACCATTAATGTGCATTACTTTCATGCCTTGCATTGTCCAAAATTTATAAACAAGTTCAATTTTCGCTGCTTTGCAGTCATTAACTAATTCTTTTAATGTATAAGCGATGTGGCTTTCGTAACCGCCGCATTTTACAATGTAATAACAACGCTCTTTTGTAACTTGGATTGTTTCGTTGTTTACTTCGTTAAGTGCTGCTGCTAATTGTTTGCAAGTTCTAATCATTTTTATATCTCCTTTATTAACTCTGTACCTTTATCTTGATTATATTATATAATATATTCAAGAGGGATGCAAGTCTTTTTTTTCAAAATTTTTGCAAAAAAAATAAAGGGTACCTACAAAACTGTAAGTACCCTTATTTAATCAGCAAAGTTCAATCCATGTGTCCACCTTCACATGGTAAGGAGATTATGGATCACCCCCACATTATCGATGAAATGCACCAACCAAGAATAGTGCTGCGTTACTTATTGCCCAAGTATCACGCTGCCTTCTTAGGCGCTTTTCGGTGTCATGGTTTCGCTTGATTTCGTTCTTCAATTCGTCTAATGAGGTCGAGGCTTGCCCTAATGTGTTCGCTTGCTGCGTTATTACTTTCGAGGCTTGCTCCAACTCTTCGCCCTGTTTCTTGTTGATATCCTTCAAGGCGATTAAGTCCTTCTCCCTCTCTGCGTTGATAATCTTCAATTCTCTCAATTCGCTCTCTTGCTTGACTGTTAAGGCTTGCGCCTCGTTCAATGATAAGTTTGAGTTGCTGATTGAGTTTTCGGCTTTCATCAAGCGCTCTTTGAGTTGATTCCAATCGTTCAATGGCACGATTATAGTTTGCTCGTGCGGTGAAGTATCCTCTTGCGAGTTGGCCAATGCCAACGAGGAGCAACAAACAAATAGCACCAATAATAAGGCGCTTATAAGTAATCTGCTGTTTAATCGTTTCGATGTATGTCTTTGCTTTTTCATACATGATAACCCCCTAGTCGAGATCATTCCATCTTGCATCATATCCACGCACATCAACATGGACAAAATCTTGGTAGTAATATTTGCCTATACCATCAGCGCCACACTCCTCTGCAATTTGGGCCAAATAATCCACATCGATGCCATCATATGTGATATCAGCCGCCACACCTTGCATGTGATAAGAGTTCTGAACACCGCCCACTTCCTCATTGTGGGCCTCACAACGATATCCGCTATTAATATATAATGGAACCCCTAAACGCTCACGGATAGCATCGAGCAAATCCACCAATCGCTTATCGATGATATGGTCTAATTTATTGCGACCATTCTCATCAACTTCATGCCGGTGGCAATTACAAGCGAACTCAGAGGAATCAAAATATTTGCCTATCTCCATAGTATTATCCTTTCATAAATAATAAGAGGGCAGCTATCAGCCACCCTCTAAACCCTTATTTCTTTAAAATACCATCAATCTTGCTTTGAACCAACTCCAATAATCCTGTGATTGTTGTGTTCCCACCATCTCGCATATTTTCGAGGATGGATAAAAACTCCACAGAGGCAAGATATAGCCAAACCAAGTTGACTGCGAATGCGTAATTGCCGGCCATGAAATCAAAGCACCATGCTCCGGCTGTAGCAATGCAATAGGTTAGCACTTTCGTAATAAAAGGCTTACGCATATGCTTAGATGATATCAACCCTTTACCCCATGCGGCCGGAATTGCGATGTATTTATCGATGCCACCGATATTCTCCGGCTTGGCACCCATATCAATCAACATTTGATATCCGATTGCACTCCATTTGGTTAAAAGGTCAAGAAACACCAACATAATAAAAATGCCCAACACTTGAATATGTTTCAAGCCAAGCACATATATCCCAACTTCGGCCACAACTGCGAGTAAGGCCTTTAAGGCGAAGGATTCAGTCATCATTCGCCAAGCCTCTTCCAAGAAGTGTGTAATTTCTCCCATGTATTCCTCTTTGTATTAAGAATTATAATTCCTCACTAGCTGCTATACCACTTTTATTATATGCGCCATCGGCATATTCAATATTACTACTATCAAGTGTAACGCTAATAGTTCTTTCCATAGTATTCACAGTTACTGTACCCTGACTGTATTTTGTGCCAAACGCAACATTATTCGGTTTCTTAATAATGAAGGTGATTCCATCATATTTATAACCTTTAGTGCTATCATCAACAATTTTTTTCTTCGTATCGCTGATAATTTCAAGCGTTTCGATATCAGACTTATTCCATTTGCCAAGCCAATTGAAGGAATTTCCGTTATATGTAGCCAATCGCAACACTAATTTGCGACCATATTTCTCGAACTTCGCACCGGTTGTGTCTGTGAATGTTTCATCAGCTGTTGCGGATTCTAAACCTTTAATGGAGATGCTGCCAACTTCACGGTCAGCCAAATCGAAATAATCCACACGGATATCATCTTGACCAAATGGAGCAATCGGAACACGCATATTGTCAGTTACGAACTCACGTTTCTCTCCACCATTTACAGAAACCTTGAAGTGCGGTTCCCCTTTAATATCGATGAACTCTTGACCTTCAACAGGTTGGAAATACTCCAATTGCTTAAATGTTACATTGATGGAATTGCCGAACAGTTCAACCAATTTTGCAAGAACTGTTTCAACGCTAGAATCTGCAAGATATACGTTTTTTTGTTTGAGCAATTCTGCTGCTCGTTCGGCACTTGCCGGTTCACCTTTAGGGCCTTGCTTGCCTTCTTTACCTTGTGGGCCTTCAGGGCCTCTATCACCATCATCACCTTTTGGGCCTCTTAGACCTTCAAGCAAGTTGAAAATGGAATCTTTGTCTAATTTTAAAGTTAAAGTGCTATCTGCCATGATTGTATCTCCTTATTAATGCATTGAAATATCCGGAATTACTGTGATTTTGCCGATGCCGATTTTGATGCTGTTGGTGTCATTAAAAATAAATGCATCATACATCAAATTTCGGTTGATTATTTGCTTTTTAGCTGTAATTTTTCCTAAAAGCGTGAATGTGATTCTCTTATCCTCGATTGTCGGCTCTAATTCGAAGATAACCCCTTCATCGTGCCTTTTACGGATTTTGCACACACCTTGAAATCCATTGAGAGTCATGTCGCTATCAAATGGAACCTCATAGATGATGCGGAAATCTTGGCCTTGATGAAGTTCAAAATCGTGTTTGACCATAAGCCACCACCTTGTAAATTAAAACTATCGCCTAATGGCTATACACAACACAAATAAAGTGCCAATGCCTGTAGTAACTAACCTACCATAATTAGTATCTCCGCCGGTAATAGAAGCCGAATAAGCTGCACACTTATCATCGTAATCGATGCCGGCATTCACTCCATGATCATAGCTTTTGTGTGAGATAAATTTAGAGAATTGAATTTTCAAATTAGTAGGTTTGTAGTTATAGCGGCTTTCTTCTCGTCTCCATTCTTCTCTTGAAGGAGCCTTTTGCTCTATGTTGTAACCTACAGGAATAAACGTGCAATCCGCTCGGTTATACCCTTTTGGAACAGGGCAATAATCTCCATGTCGCACTTGGAACACTTGAATGTCGAGATTCTTAACCTCGAAACCGGCTTGATAAATTGATTGAGCATCAATCCTTGAACCGGTTATATTAGCACCGACAATATTGCCATTTTTATCGATTCGGAATGTATTGTTTTCATTCTTGAAGGTGGTTCCTGTGATATCGCCACCACGCAATGAACCGATGTTTGCAGAAATCGAGGATAAACTATCCACTTGCATATTTCGAGCATTTACGCTGTTAGCTTGGAGCATCTTATTAGTGATGATATTGTCATCGAATAAGGCTTGCCCTGTAACGTGCAACAGCTTGCCATCAATCCGAGTGCCGGCCGGTGTGAGGTTGATTCTGCTTATGAGTTCCTTGCCATCGAGTTCCCCAACAGCTTGCGTAACCTTCAATTCAAACCCTTGTGAGATTTGGGTTATTTGAGAGGATACATTCTTATTGAGGTCTGACAATGATCGTTGATATGCGTTTGCTTGGTCGATGATTTTGCTGCTTAAACCATTCACATTGGCTTTCACAGTTCCCATCTCGCCCTGTAAGGCCTTAACAGCCTTATCCATAGCATCGAGTCCAAGTGATTCCATATCTAGTAGTGCCTTATCGATTTTGGCTTTTACAGTTACATCGATTGCATCTGTTCGAGGGCCTTCGCCAAATATATCAGTAAACGCAACACTTACTGAATACACTCCGGCATCTAGTGGAATGCTTATCACATTATTAGGTGTGAAATACACTTTGGAGCCAACATATACATTCAGGCCTTTGCATCCAACAGGAATTGTTTCTGTAGACACCCCAATACCATTCATACTGCCAACCGCTTGCACTTGGCTCGGTTTCTTAGGTTGCGGAACATTATATGTTACTTCGGAAGGTGCGCCATAGCCTTTTGATGGGTTATGTGCGTATAAATACACTTTACCGCTACGATTCTTCAATATACCACTATAGGTTGTGTTATTACTTCGACCAATCAAGCCATCATTTTGGCCAACTTTCAAATCAAGGCGAAGTTCATAGAAATCGATATCCGCATTTCTAACCTCTAACCAATTGAAGTGTGCCATATCGCTGAACGAGATGGAGAATCCTTGTGGTGCATTTGGAACCTCTGTTTTCATCGCCACAGTAATGCTCTTAGTAACACCTTGCGAAGTGTTGCCATGAGAGTCCTTGACCTTCAATTTTACTTCGTATGTATGCCCTAATTCGCAGCCACTTACTGTGATTTGACCATTTCCGGAGCCACCATATTTCCATGTGCCACTCGGCTCACGATACCACAATTCGACTGTGTCCAAACTATTGATTGGTGGAACATCAAATTGAGCCACCACATCGAATGAAAGGACACCATTTCCAATCTCGTAGTACTTAGTGAAGAGTGTTACATTGGACACTTCCGGAATGTAATAAGGCACGATGGTATATTGATAAGATTGAACCTCATCAAGACCTTGCTCATTACTTCCAAATAAGTTCATCGATGTAAATTTGAGATATATTGTTTTGCCAATATCTTCCTTCCTATATGGATATCGGAATAAAGCCTCATCTACACGAACGAACCTTTCATCCGCATTGTGATTGATTGTGTTAGTACCATATTGACCTCGAACCAATCCACGCAGCGTGAACCAATTATTAGGATGCACTTCAACATCCTCATAACTGAGAGCCTCACCATTCACCCAACAGAGTGTATTGCCACGTTCCGCATCAATGTGAGTGCCACTTTTCAATACACCTTGATTGATGACTACATTGCAGAAGTTACCATTCTGAGCAAAGCCATATTTTGTGCGGCCCATTCGAGCCTGTTGCGAGATATTGCCTATGCGTTGATATGTTTGGTCATTATCAGATAGCCACACGGAGCATCCACCCCAACCACTCGGAGCATTTACACCCACAAATATCTGATTGCCACCAACATCACCAACAGTTTGGAATATCGCCACATCATTAACACTTGGAGCCTCTTGATTGTAGTCAACGAAAGGTCTTTCATTCTCATGCACGTTGTATTTAGCCGGTGCATATGTGCCGGCCGGCTTGCCTTCCGCTGTCAGTTCGAGTTGCCCATCGGCCGCCTCGTTTACTGATGTGATCACAACGATTTGATGGTCTAATTGGCATGATTTGTCGGTGAGCGTTACCAAATCGCCAACCTCTAATGCACAAAAGGCCCAATCTAATCTGAATGTGTACTGCGTTTTAGCATATAGCCTTTTCATAGCTAATTGCTCGGCATAATACTGCGCTCGTGCTTTCGTGTAGAGATAATGTGCTGTTTTCTTTGATGCCGGTTTCAAGCCATTTCGCTGAACATCAGCCACCACCTCGAAGGACACAGTTTCCTTCTCATAACTATTTGCACGATTAATGAACTCAACTGTAGCCTCATTATATGCCTCACTTGAATCCTTCCGCTTATACAAAATTAGTTGACCATCAGAACCGGCAATGAAGTCATCTGCTGTCAAATCATATTGGATTTGGTTCGCCGGTGTCCAATCTCCGATAGGCTTATCGGCTAATGGTACGATTTTCAATCGGTCAGTAGACCAAAAGACCAAACTATTAGTGATTTCCGCAATATCATTGATGACTTGCTGTGCTTTCGCACTCTTCTGATTCGGTGGTGTGCTGATTAGGATATCAGCTGCCTTGCAATATGCTCGGAAGTTATCAATCCCATCAATCACCACATCAGCGCCAACAGATTGCAACACATGGACAATGTAATCAGCCGGATTCACATCGACTCCATCGCCTGTTTCGAGGAGTTTCCCTTGAATCTCGAAGTTATACTGAGGAAGGCTCCCTCTATCCCCTAAATCGACTACACCGGCCATATATGCCAATCCGCTGTAAGGCATCGCCTTATCCGGATGCTTGGATAACATATAAGGCCACGGAGTTTGACCATAATCACCTTTGAAAAGTGTTAGTTCAATTTTCTCATTAGGGTATTGGTACACCTCTTTATCTCGCCACACCTTACCGATGCCCTTGATTGGGCCTTCGCATAAGCCAATGGCTGCTGCTACAGTATAAGTGTAAGTGATCTCGGTATGTTTCGAGCCGCCGCCTTTGCCTGTCCTTGTAGTGCTTTTGTGTTCGTGTGCGGTGAAATCCTCATAATCAATGATGTTCCCACTCACACGAGTTGTGCCTAGAATCTCCGGCACCACCTCGCCATATGATGCGGTGTTGATTTGGAAATCGGCAATCATATCGGCTCTATTTGTGGTATTTCTACCCCTACTGAATAAGAAACCCATCTTATTGCTCCTCTCTGTACCTATAAACCGCCCTCAAACGAGGTCTGCCCTTCTTATCGAAGAACAGAGAATCATCTAATTTTGAGTAAACAACCCCATAATCCACAAAGGAATGAATGACTAGGCCATCACCCACATATATGGCACCATGACTGATGCATCTGCCATATTGGTAGAGAAGGAAATCACCTTCCTTGATGGGAGAGGTCATATCCACCTCATCTGCCACTTGCTGAACATATTTGAGATATTTCTCCTCAGAATGATGCAAGTGCCATTCATTTGAATAGTTTTCAATTTCTAGCCAATCCGCTCGCATAACACCACTATCAACTAATGCTGCAACGAGCAAATAAGCACAATCAACACCTACACCACGAACCATTGTATTATTCATGTAAGGAGTGCCTAGCCACTTCTTGGCAGCATCTGAAATGCGTTGACCAACGCTCAAATTACTCATCGTATGCTCTCCTTCAATGGCACATAAGGTGTTGCCCTGTTTCTACTGAAATTATTGAATTTATTCTTACAGTCATTTGCTGTCTTATCGCATCCGGCAAAGATATAGAATGTATCTCCGACCTTCGGTGCAATTTCGAGCGCACTCATGTAAACGATCACACCATTATCAGACTTTAGAATCTGAGTGGATTGTCCGGCCAATGGGCCTGTTATCCAATCAATGCCACCGGCAGCATAATAGCCATTAGCGAATGGCACATCAATGCGAATTGCATTGGTGCCGGCTAATGCTGTAACCTTCCCCTTTTTTCGGTAGTTGTGGATATCAACTCCGCATTCTTTGGAATAGATACTGTAAGGGCATTGAGGATAATATCTGCGATTAGGGTATTCGATATTTAGCTTTTGCACTATGGACTTTACATTCAGTTTTAGTGTGAGGCCACCGCCTTGCGATACCTCACACAATCCTGTGAATAGTCCAATAACACCGATGATTTTGTTGGCATCATCAAAGAATGCTCGTTTGAGCGTGAACTCTGCACCATCAAAACCACCATTGTGTGCTACCGCCATAATCGGAACACCGCCAATCTTATCTCTTTCATCAGTCGAGATGCTAACGGTCATTTTATCCACACTAACTGTGCTATTAGTGGCAATCTTATCACGCACTATAATTGGGCCATCGCCTTTATAGATTTTAGAATCATAAGACACACTCGCCTCAGATTCTGACCAATAATAAGAAACACCACTCTTCAATCGCAACTCGTAGAGGTCGCAGCTATTAAAGTGTTTCTCGTTGTTAAGGTGATTCCTTAGCACCTCGCTAACTTCCTTCATATTTGCCCCCTATCGTGTAGTTACTAATTTGAATGATTTGGATTTGTACACATTTGTATAAACGTATTCTGCTGTCATATCTCCGCTGAATCGAACGAGCCAATAATATGTGTAGTCGGCTGTGATTACGGAGTTAGGTGCAACAGTTTGACCGGCTGCCAACCTAATCACTCCCTTATCACTCACCGCTCTTATTGGCGAACCATTGGCATAGAGTTTCAGATTCTCAACGTGATACACCGGTTCGAGATAATCACCAAACTTGCGAACAGCTTGCCATGAGCCATCTGAACCCACACCAAGACGAATGCCCTTTTCGGTGTTATCTTCCGGATCTAGCCAAAGAAATGGAATTGTGCCACCTTTCACTTCTGAATAGAACCCCATCAACTCCTTGTATTGTTCCGGAGTTAAGACCTCAAATTCAGTTGTGATGGTGTACTGAGGATAGTTCCATGTGGTCATGGTTCGCACCTTGCCACTTCCGGAAGTCTTAACCTTAGTATCCCATTTTTGTGCTTTGGACGATTTCCACCCTAATGATGTGATATTTGGAAATTTTTTATAATCTGCCATAAATCACCTACCATGTGCCTTCTGTTCCAATGAACTCTCTATCTTGGTTGACCATGAATTGTCTTAATGCCCTACCGCCACGAGATTCAAGGAACGAACCGAAACTTTCGGAATCGATAGCACTCACATTGAATGTGATGCCACCGCTTGCACCTTTGCCACCACTTGCATTATTGATGCCTTCGCCTAATCTGTCGAACACAGTATCAGACAATGGGATTACAGCCTCTTCATATCTGCCCTCACCAATCTGTGCGATTGTTGGGCCATATGCTAGACCGCCACTCGCCATTTTAGGCATAGACTTGGCATCCATAAAGCTGCTAAAACCACCACTGCTCACAGAGTTCAAGGATGTTGTAGTGGCCAATCCGGCTGCTGTTGCGGCTTGATATGCGGCCATGCCGGCAGTAGAACTCATGCCGAATGTAGCCATCGCCATTTGTTGGGCCAATGTTGCCCATGCCGGTGTTTGGGCCTTAGCTGCTGCAATGCTCGTTGTGGTTTGTTGAGATTGTAGCATCTTGCCAAATACAGCCTGTTTCACTTGTGCTGCAATCCATTGAGCCACGCTGTCAGCGATGGTTTTAAGGATTGCCTTGCCCATGTTTTGGAAAGCCTGTGTTACAGACATAGTGCCTTGTAAGAGTCCGGAGATGCCTTCTTGCATCTTATCGATGCCGGCACTCATGGCCTCAAACATCACAGCCTGTCCATTCCAATGGCTATCCATCACAGCCTGTTGGTATTCTTCCATTAACTGCTTGCGAAGTTCATAGTTCTGTTGCATAGCAACATATTCATCAGTCAACGCAGTTTGTAAGGCCTCGAAGTTTTGTGTTCGCATAGCCTCATCAATCGCCCATTTCTCATCAGCCAATGTGCGATGCTGCTCCATTGCCTTTTGCATGAACTCTTGATTCTTGGCCAAAATCTCAGCATTCGCTTGCTCGGTGAAAGCAATTCGACCATCTTCCATCACGTCAAAGGCAATGCCTCTTGCTTTGAGAGTGTCGATATAATACTGCTGCCCCATTTTATCCAATTTGACAAATTCATCTGTCATATTCGCATAGCGGTCTTGGATTTCATCAATGGCATCCGTATAATCTTTTGCCAATTGCATTGCCGGAGATATGGAGCCTGTAGAGTCCTTATCTGCTGTAGCAACAATGAAATCCTTTTGCATATCACGAATCTTGGTTTCGATTGAGCGGAGTTTAGTGAACTCCTCTTGTTTTGCTTTGATGCGTTTGTCGGTGTAAACCTCATCAAGAAGTTTCAAATCCTCTTGATAGTTTTTGTTGGCTGCCTTAGATTTTTCGAGTTCCTCACGTTCCTTCTTATATTGCAACTCAATCAATTCCACTTGATTGCCTTGCATTTCGAGGAAGGATTGAAGGATTTTCTCATGAATCTGCTTGGCCTCTTTTGCAAGATCTTCACCCTTACCATGGCCACCGCCACCGCCTTTGCCACCTTTACCGGAGCCGGCATCGGAACCACCGCCGCCACCGCCACCGCCTACATCAAGACCACCACCGCCGCCATCAAGGCCGCTTGTGATTTGACTTGCGATATCAACACCCTTGTTGACGATATCTTGGGCCACATCGGCTGAAATCGTGTCTACTTGTTGGATTGCTGTGAATGTGCCACCAAAGAATTTGGCAACCTTCTCACCAACGCTGTTGAGTTTAGCGATAAGCCAATTCAATGCCTCGATGATTTTATTTACACCCCACACAGCGGTGTGAACCACACTCGACCATACTGCCGACATGGTTTCACTAAATCCACCGGCTGCCGCTTTAGATAATCCAAATGCAGCTGCTAATGTGGCCAACAAGCCAACAACAATTGTAATAGGGTTAGCCATTAATACAGCATTGAAAACCGCCTGTGCAGCTGATGCCAATAATGTGCCTGTGCGTAAGGATGCATACAAACCTCGCAAGATTGCACCGCTAGCCGCTAAACCCATTAATAGGCCTGTAGTAGTAACAATCACAGCTGCAAGTGCCGCCTTAGCAACAGTCCATCCATGTGTCGCTATAGCATTGGCAATCATGGCCGCCCTAAGTGCAATCGCTCGAACTGTAAAAGCGGCTAATATAGTGCTATTCGCAGCCACAATGGCCCTCTGCGCTATAAATGCAGCAGTAACACCAACGATCGCTGCTGCTACCACCGGCATTGCTGTAACAACTAATGTGGCAAAACTTGTGATGATGCTGCCAACTGTAGACACCACCACCTTCATCGAGTTAAATGTCGCTACAATTACACCGATGGACACTTGGGCCACCGCTGCAACGGAACGAATAGCAATGCCAACACCTTCAAAGGCGGCCATAAACTCGCCACTTGATGTGATGCTTGCCAACTGTTCCAACACAGGAGTGAAGGCTTGAATAAATTGATTCTGAATGCTTTGACCTATGTCAGCGAATGTCATAGGAATTTCAGCGAACTTCTGATTTGTTTCCTCAGCACTTCCATATAGTGCATTTTTGATGATATCTGCTGTAATAAGACCTTGTGAGGATAGTTCCTTTAATTGACCTACACTCATGCCCATTTCTTGGGCAATGGATTGAGCCAACATCGGAGCATTCTCCATGATTGACCGGAACTCATCACCTTGCAACTTACCACTAGCCATTGCCTGTGTAAGCTGATACATCGCACTTGTGGCCTCTTCAACGCTCGCACCGGAGATTTTGAACTGTTTATTCAACTGTTCAACGAAGAATATCGCCTCATCATTGGAACTGAATGCATCTTTGGCCAACATATTCAGCTTTGCAACGCTGTCAGCCATTTCAAGATATCCGCCACGAGATCGTTGCGATGCAGCATATATCTTATCCATGATTTCCACAGTTGTTTGTGAACCATCATTGATTAGATTAATGCGTGAGCGAATCTGTGCCATTTGGTCGGATAAGTTAGCTGCCCCAACAGCCAAATCCTTCACAGCTGTGGCAGCCACACCAATGCCGGTGGCTGCTGCTGCAATCTGCACCCCTTTGCCAACCTTATTCATGGCACTCTGTAAATCTTGCCCAAATACCTTCTGAGCCTTTGCAGAAATTTTATCGAGTTCCGATGAGATATCACCGCCGAGTTTTTGTTTAGCTGCTTGCGAAACCTTATTCAAGGCCCTTTCGGCATTGCTACTATCGGCGCTAATGGTTATTTTTGTTTCAATATCTGCCATTGTCTAAATCTCACCCCCTTCTGCTCTAAATTCTTTGATAAATTGCTCTTCCAGTTGTTTCTTTTCGAGTGCGGTCATTGGATATAGGATATCGATGAAATCCTTAGGCTCTACACCTTTACCCTTAGCCAATTGCGTATTCATGATATTAGCCACCCAAAAGGCTTTGTTTGTGTCTAATATGCGTTGCCTACGCTCATACCCCTTCACCATCTTATTGAACTCCATAGGCTGCAAATCCATGAGTTCCCACGGTTTCAACTCTAAAACACTATAAGCAATTTCCTCAGCGTATCGGAGCCATTGAGAAAAAGAGGGGAGCGATTGCTCCCCATCTAGTTTTTTGGATTATTCTCCGATTCAATCGCTAATTTATCAGCATCGGTCATTTCGTTTGGGAACATTTGATAATAGAGTTGAGCGCCAAACACACCACTTGCAATCAAGGCCTTTGTAACAGGCAATTGAATAGCTGCAAGTGTAAGATTTTGTTCCTCATCCTCTAACAGTTCGCCAATCAGTTCCATATATTTATTTGGATTTCTGCCATATTGTTTCATGCCAATCGCATAGCCGGAAATGATGCAATTGATAGGCCATTGAACCATAGTCAACAATTCACTCACAGGCTTGCCAACAGCTGTCTCAAATTCCATGAGGCGCTGCATATTGAACATAATATATTCGCCATGACCGAATAGATCACAATTAACTTTTTTCATCAGAGTTTCTCCTTAGCGCTAAAAATTTATATCGAACAGAATCGGTGATTAACCACCAACAACGGCCGGTGCCGGTTGTAATTCAGACAATGGGCCAATGCCATTCAATTCGCCTTTGTAAGTTGCTACATCGTCATGTGGCGCACTTACAGACAATTCAGTTACAGATGCAATGCCTGTGAAGAATGTTTTGTCCGGATATTCAAACTTAATGTGAACATTATCACCATTCAAGAATGCTTTTTCGAGCAACTTCAAAGATTCTTCTTTAGGCATCAACAATGTTTCGATGCTGAAAGACCATTCCTTCAAACCGGCAATTGTAGATTTCCAACCACCGGAACCTTTGTGAGATGCATCGATGCTATCAGCTTTACGAGATAAATCACCACTTCGTTGACCACCCAATAAAAGCCATTTAGCACCGGCACCTTCGTTAGTGCCTGTATTTAAGTACAATAAATAATTCTTGCCGGCTGTCGGCATATCGGTCGCAGTAGGTACATAAAGTTTATCTGCCATTAGTAAATTCCCCCATTAGAATTAGATTGTTTTAGATCATACATTCGAGCCTCGAATCGGTACTGTGTGCCAATGCATGGCCTTACAGAACCATTGTCGGCTGTCTTATTGGTACAGCGAATATCGACTATTTGATATCCGCTGTCCGGTAATATGCAAACATCCTCATTGAGTTCACCGCATTTGTTTCGGAAATCAATCAATATAGATTCGATTTCACTCTCCAATTTGCAGATGGCCTCATAAGCAACAGCAAAATCATCGGTATCGCTGCGAACCCAAGTTTCGAGATAGAACTCCTGTTTGAGCATCGCTTGAACTTTGCCATCAATAGGCAGCGTTTCGCCTCGACCTAACAATATAAGACCTTGCTCATCGACTCCGGCATTCATAGGATTTAAGAACCCAAGTTCTACCCTTCCGCCAAAGTCAGAGGATTCAATTGCATATTTAATTTTGTTTAGTAGTTCAAGCCACATATTAACCACCTCTATAGAGTGGAATTGTGCGATATCCTACATATTTACTTGGTTGCCCTGTCAACTGTTCAGCAGTCATCTGACCTTCGATTCTTGCGATTCTATCATTGATATATCGCAACTTCTTGGAATAGTAGTCATCATCTTGCCCATTGCGATTGTATTGTCCAATGAGCGATGCAGCCTTATTCATAGCGACCTCTCGGTAAGCGTAAAGCGTTACTAATTCATCAACTACAAATGACCTCACCACATCAGCGTTCGGAACTCCCAAACGCTTTGCCAATACATAGAGCCAAGACTCAGCCTTCTCAAAGTCAGATTCTCGAACATTAGGGCCTAAAAGTTCATCGTTGAACTTCATTTCTTGAAATTGATATAGCATCATCACACCCCTTACAGTTTTAGATGGAGATTGTTTCTGCTAGCGCTTACATTCACGCTCTCAGCCACATCATCGAGTGCTACATTCACAGCTTTGGAGAATATCCCTCGGATTCTATCTTGTGAGCGGTCTAATGCATCATACAAGAATGGATCCGCAGCAGTTCCCTTGTGATGCACCTTCTTGGCAAACACAAAGCCATTCCCACCAACAGGCACCCATCGGAGTGCCTTCTTGGTATTTGGGAATATATCGTGTTCTTTTGTGCCTTCGTGTACAAAAGGGCCATATGGTGCGACTTTATTGTCGATATAGACCTCTGCAAGCCTATTGCTAATGAGTCGCACATCGATGGCTCTCTCCAATTGCCCTGTTCTTGATGTGAATCCATGATTTTCTTGCGCAGTTGATTGCACAACTGTGGCACTAGCCTTCACGGCCTGTGTTAGCCGCCTCTCAAAGATTCCTCGTGTATCCATCTATTTTTTACCGGATTTTTTTTGTGTTTTTGCTTTCCTCTGTAGGTTCCTCTGTAGGTTCCTCTGTAGGTTCCTCATTGTTTGGTTGCTCGATTGTTTCGAGCGGTTCCAACACAAAACCTTGTTCGATTAGAGCATCACGCACATAATCATCATCGGTATATTTAACTTCATTTAGTCGGATTAAGCGATATTTCTCCATAGTTACCCCCTATATTAAGCGCCAATATTTGCCCATACAGCAGCTAAACGCTCGTTTGGAACCCAAACATCATGGAACTTGCGATAATCCATCGCCCATGCGTTTGCTTTTTGATATGTCATTGGATCAAAGATGCGCATTGTGTCTGTTTTAGAAACAGCGATTGGACTTCTGCGACTCATGATAATCCAGTTAACACCTTTTGCAGCTGTGTCAGCCTTGAAACCACCGGCCTCTTGGCCTGTTGTTTTACCATCTTGGAACACGAATGCAGATTTCATGCGGTCGGATGTAACATTGATAATTGGAATATCGTTGTACATTTTAACTCGTGTATTGATGGCACCATGTTGGAATTGAGAAACATCAACTTGTTTTGCAAATTTTTCGTTTGCATTCAACATTTGTTGTGCTTTGTAGGACATGAGAATAACCAAATCATTAGCATCGCCAATAATGTCAAGGATGTTGTACAAGTCAGCATCTAACTTCTTCAACACATCAGCCTCAGCCGGATTGTATTGAGTTACTTTGTTGGCCTGTTTTGCCAATGCTGTGATTTTACTGATACGATATGCATCAACTTCCGGAATCACACGAGTGCGTTGGAACTCTGCCATAACTTTTGTTGCGTTTGCTACGAAGTTGGATTCGTTCACAGTCATTGCATCCAATGTAAATTGTCGACCACGGTCTTGTGTCATGTTGTAGTCTTTGTAGGATAAGGAAACAGTACCTTTGTTATAACCTTCTTCTCGGTCATAAGCTGCCAAGCCTTGCATGGACAATGTTGGGATTTTTACTGTATCGCCGCCATCATAAACAACATCACCGGCATTTACTTCCATAAAGCCTGTTGCTGCCTCCATTACCATTTGTTGGTCTAATACTGTCTGAAAATTCTTTGCTGCCTCAATTGTGTTTAAAGCCATAATTCACCTCATATTGTTTGTAAAATAGATTAGCTTTTTGGCGGTTCTACACCGGCCAATTTAAACATTTCAGCGAGTTGAGAATTGCCACCCATTGCACCACCGCTCGCACCACTTCCGGCTTGTTGGTTGGACTTAACTGCCCATGTTTTTCCTTTGAGATAGTTGGAAGTGCATTCTTCGATAGTGCCGATAGAACCATCTTCCTTTGTCCACCCATAGGAACCATCTTCTTGAACCTTGATTTGTGGTGTGATTAGCTTGGCCAATTCTTGTGGATCAATCGCATTCGCTTTTGTTAGTGCTGCAATCGTTTGCGCACTAATTTCTGAATTTGTACGCTTTTCAATCTCTTCAAGGCGAGCCTTCTCGGATTGCTCATTCTTTTCCATAAGCGTTTTCACTTGCTTTTCAAGTGCAATGAACTCCGGACTCTTATCGCCCTTGTGTGCCTCGTATTCTTCAACCTTACCCTTTAACTCATCTCGAGCTGATGTTAAATCGGTAATCTGTTTCTCGAATTTGAGGCGGTCAGCTTTGGCACCCTCGTTGATGCGAGATATTTCGCCTTTGAAACCTTCAACAAGTTCCTTGCCACCTTCGAGATTTTCTAATTTGCTGTACAATTCTGCTAAACTCATGTTTCTTTCTCCTTTTCAACATGAAATTTGCCATCGTTCGGCTCCCCTAATTGATGGCAATATAAAAGGCCTATGAGTTCGCTCTCATAGGCCTGTAGGTCTAAATATTTGATTTTTTATCCGGCTCACGCAATTGGAATGGTTCATCATTCCAACCCCTTGCCAATGTAGTCCATGATGTTTTGCCTTTAGCCACTAACTTGCGGCCTTCAACCCCCAACAGTTGCCCTTGATGTTGCTCTGACAAAGTATCGATATAAGCCTTACCGCCTTTTTCAATATTCTCGTGTGCAGCATCAATATCCACCTCGAAATCATATACAGGATGACATAAGCACATACAATGTGGATGTGCCGGCAATCGTGGGAATTTGTCTTTAGGATAGACACCTTTGCCAAGTCCATATAAATCCGCATTCGCATAGAAATCGCAGATATCATATCTTGGATGCCTACTTCCTAACTTCCATTTCAAAGCTACTACATCAGGATCATTCATATATCGGCTCATCTGCCCATCAGCATATGCCCTCGCATTCTCTGTGCGAGCGATACGCTCTGCATGATATCGAGCCTTCTCTTGAACAGCCACTTGAATCGCCCTGTTGAGGTCAATTGTGTTGCCATCCTCAACTGCTCGTATTACATCAGAATACGCAGCACGAAGGGATGGTGTAGTGTTCTGCTCAACTTTCCTCGCTGCTTGCCTAATTGTACGCTCGAAGGCTTGTTGACCTTCCTCATCGTTCCATTTAGGCCGCTTTAAGGATTTTACTTTATTGATTACTTCCGGCAACTTGGCGAGTGGTATCTTAGCACCATAGCCATATCCATCGAATATTGCCCTTGCGGTTTCGATATTACTCTTGCCTTGTTTAATTGCCTTCTTAATCTCAGCAGCCACATCCTTCCTCACTTGTGGTGATTTACCATGTAGCCGCTCAGATAGTGTCAATTTATCGTGAGTCCATGCCTTCTGCATCGCCAATGAGATTGCCTTAGTTGAATATGGCATCTTATTTCGCTTTGCCCTTTTAGGGATTAGAACACTATGGAACCCACGTTTGAAATTATGCACCAAATTAGCCTGTAGAGGTGCCTCTAACATCTCCATAATAGGAAAGTCCTTATAGGCGATTTGAACAGCCATATCGACCGAATATCCTAATTCGATTAATTCCTTTACCATCGCCTCAAAGGATTCTAGGGCCTCATTCAGCGTTTGGCTCGTTGTTTGGTTCGCCATCGTCATCACCTAATGGATTATCAAGGTTGAGTTTTGAGTTCGCTTTATCTTGCTCACGTTCAGCAGCAGACTTCTCAGCCTCACCGATGATGGAGTCCTTAACCTTCTTATCAAGATTTGGCATATAGCTATCAAGAACTCGTTTCAAGATTTCAATGTCGAATGTCGAGGATTCAAATTCAAGGTCTTTCGCCTGTTGGGCCTGTGTCAATGATTCAGTAACATCATTTACCTTGAAATCCCTCGGATATTCGCACTTATAATTTACATGATCATTGCTCCACAATTTGTAGAGTTCAATGATATCCTTCTCAGCCTCTTCGCATTGAACAGAGAAATCAGATAATCGCTGATTAGTTCGCTCGAAATCCCATTGCTTTGCAACACCGCTCTTGGCTTGCTGCACACCGATTACAGAGTCAATGCCACTCATTCGATACATTTCGTTGATGAGTTTATCAATCTGAGCCATCAACACCTCTGCCGGCCCTTTATCCGGTGCAATATAATCCGGAGCCTTATTTGACTCTGCCGGATAACCTAACAAATTATCTGTGCCGATAGTTATATCTTGCAATCCATTGTGGTCAACAGGCATTGTGAGGATTGAGAATGTTTGATTGTAGAGGATTTGAGATAACAATGAACCCAAATTATACACATGAGCATTTGTTTTCGCTATAGATAGGAACTCCGGTGGCGGCAGCATATCAATCTTTCGAGATGCTCGACCGAACCATTGAACGATTGGGATTCTGCCAATATTATGTTCGCCACTAGCTATGACCTTGCCACCCAACTCCTTAATCACCCAAGAATTAGGTGTCCATGTGTGCATCCGTGTAATCTTGGAGCCATCGGAGTTGAACAAATTGGATGTATAAGAGAAGGATTTCAACTTCCCACTATCATCAAATTCGTAGTTTGCCACATTCTTTGGCTCAACAGCTGTGAGATATGGCATATTTCTGCTCGATAAGTTATCGGCTAGTGTTTCACCGAACTCGCTCACATTGTCTACAACGATATACATCACACCATACAACTTGGCCATTGTGGCATTTTGTCTGATGAACTCTTGCATCGTAGTGCCTTGCCGGTCTACATTGTGAAGGAACTCATCGAACATTTGGGATTTATTGTATTCCCTTTTAATATCATCCTTGAATATCGGATCTACAGAGGCATTCAAGATTGGGCCTGTGTAGTTTAGATAGTAGGCAATACTTCGTCTAAATTGAATAGACTGCGAACTCTCACGAGTGTGGGCCGTGATTGCACTACCATTGGCGAACATACCACTTCCATAATATGCATCATGCAGCAGTTCATATTCGCCACTTCTTGAATTAGAAAATTCTGTTGCCATTCAATATCCTTTCTAATTAATATTAATCCGGCCGCTCTTGATTTGCGGTGCATTAATCTTCTCGGCAATACCCGTTAGGGAATCCGGAGCATCATCATGAGCATTCTTACCTTCTCTTTGGTATTTCATTACATCGCTCGCAAATTGAGGCCATCTATCTCGCCAATTACGAGGGAAATATATATGATTCATCACCCATGTGGCATTGGATTGAATGCGAGCAATCTTATTGCCACTTTGGTGGAATGCATTTATAGAACATTTGTTCGAATTGTATTTATTGAGCAATATCTCACGCACATTGCGACTGAACCCTCGCCCACCATTATTGGACTCGATATCAGCCACATTCACATTGTTGCGATATAACATATCAGCTACTGCCGGCTCCGTGATTTCCATCGAATCCTTTGTGTATATGATATCTAGGACATAGGCCTCATTGTTATATGCACCATATGTGATGCTCGATAGATAATCGCTGCCGGTGTCTGCTGTATCTGTGTAGTTCTTAATACAAGAGAATACAGGATTGCCATTCATATCCATAGGAATCTCATCATAAGTGAGAATTTGAGGATATAGGCAGCCTTTCAAATCGATAGGCACTTGCTGATAGTTAGCACTTGCGATATCTTCACCCATCGCCCTCACCTTAGATTCGTAAGATGCTTTAGATAGGATTTCTTCACATAGCATCGAGCCATCATCTTGCAATGCTTTCATTGTGATTACTTTTGCTTTAAACAATGGATCATCCTTAAAATGCTCGATTGCCCTTCCGGCCAAGTCATCAGATGCCCATCGTGTCATGATGATAATTATCTTGCCGCCTTCTTCTAAGCGTGAAAGCATCGTATTAGTGAACCAATCCCAATGCCCTTCCTTGATGTTGGCATTATAGGCCTCTTCACTATTCTTGATAATGTCATCGATAATCATGAGGGAACAGCCGAAACCGGTTGCAGTGCCGGTTGGCGATGTAGCTAGATAAGAGTTATTCTGACCTTCTAGGCTCCACAAATGAGCCTGTGCATCACCTACAGCCACTTTAGTAAATGGGAATATATCCGAGAATACTGTGATATCATCATCAGCCTTTGCCTCTTGAATGGAGTTCCTAACAGATTTACTGAACATTTTGGATAGTGTTTCATTGTATGAGCCTGTCATTATCTTTGCCGATGGGTTATTCCCTATATGCCATTTAGTTAGCATCTGCGCTGTTCTACTCTTGCCATGTCGAGGTGGCAGATTCATGATCAGCACATTATATTCATCGCCCTCTATGAAGGACTGCAACTCATTACACAACTCAACGAGATAAACTCTATCCTTCCGATAGAAATCACCGGCCATAAGATGGCAAAAATAAAAGAACTCCCTTCTTGCGAGTTCCTTCTTTGCTGCTTGTATAATCTTTTCCTTATTCATCATCAATCAGCGCCTTTATATCAGCTGTATCGATTCCATCAAACGGATTATTCACTTCGATATTAGCATCGACTTTCTTAGAATCTCGCCACACTTCCGGTTTGCGGTTCTTTAGCCAAAAGATTAAGGATGTAGGGTTTGGAGCCATGTCCTTTGTTACCCTCTTAACTTCCACAATCTCGCTCTTGCCACTTGCCTCATCATCGATTCTCACGCTTGTAACTTCATCATAGCGATATCCTAATGCACTTTTCAGCAATGCATTTTCAACAATGATATCAACTACTTCCTTGCCTCTTTTAATGGCATCGTTAAACTTAGGGTATCTCTTCTTCCATTCATAGAGAGTGCCTATGTGAATGCCTATATTGTGAGCAATCTGAACATCGGTCAATCCATCTCTTGCCCACCCCTCTAACCGAAGAAGGTTATCCTCTTCAAGCCATTTCTTATATAGTCCTTTTCGACCTGTTTCATATGTCTTTTTCTCCTTCACACACTCACCCCCATTCATGGAAATATGTAATTGAACGCAAAAATACCCCATATCGGCGGTTGTAACCGATACAGGGTATCTTCGCAGTATGTGTCGTTAAGAAAGGAGGATATAAATGAAACGTGTAATTCACCTATCACCAATAACATTATAACTCTATTCAAAAGAGGTGTATATGAACACTTTTTGAAAGATTTCTATTGCATACAATCTTTTATAAAGCATAGGCTCCGAAGAAGTAAATGGCTAAATCCTCAGTTGCTGCATTCAACCAATTATAAACATTCCTCTCGCTCGTGCCACGCTTTTCAGCGATTTCAGAGATGCTCAGACTATCGATATACCTATCATGCACACAATCATAATATGGTCTATCCATTTTGATGCAGTATTCTTTGTACACCTTCATCATCTCATCGATATGGTAAATAATGAGTTCAGTTCTTCGCTTGCTCGCTAGAATCGACTCTATTTGAAGGAATCCCTTGCGATTGAACACTTCATATAGTACCGCTTGCAAGTCTGATGGTGTGAGTGTTTCTTCACTCTTGGCGATTGCATTCATACAATGCTGTTTCATCGCCACATATCCCTCTAGCAGCACAACTGTATTTTTGACCGCCTTCTCATTGCGTTTGGCCAACACATCCTCATTATGCTTTCGATATACCTCGATTGCTGTCTGTGTTGCCACCTTCACAATCTTTGATAGTTCTTCATCTGATATTTTAAAAGGTTCCGGTTCCGGTGGTTTAATATATCCCATTCATTCACCCCCAAATCAGATGCACACCATAGCTGAATAGCAATATCATAGCCAATACACCCACAATGCTCGCAATAAGCATAAACACCATAACCATTGTACTAATTCGATTCACCATTTTATGGTGATCACTTATTTGTTTCTCAGTCAAATTCTTCACTCCCTACTAGCACCGGCCTTCCATTACTCTTCACCTTATATTCGAGTTCCCTTATCAATCTAACCCCATCAGGCACTCGACCATTTCTGAGCAGCCATTGGAGTGCCAACCGGTTCATGCCGGCATCTAACTCCTCACGCTCTTTTGATGTAATCATCTTTACAACTTTAGTGTCGCACAATTCATCTCTCGCCTGTTCCTCGATAGTTTCGATTAATTCCTTGCTCACGTTTGAAACATTAGGGAACCATTGATGACACTCAGCCAAATAGAATGTATCTCGCCCACACCTTTTGGCCATTTTAAGTCCGGCCTCTTTAGCTTTCGCAAGACCTATAATCTCTTTATCCCTAGTCCATTCAACGCAGCCACAATCAAGATATGGCACATATGTGGTATTCATGGCGCACCACCTTCCGCCAATCTAATCTCGTAAGCCTTAGCCACAGTATTGCAGACAGCATCTTTTACATCCTTGCTCCACGAAGTTCTTCCGCCTGTGTATACATAAGCATCTCCATTCTCGTATTTGGCAAAATGAAGTGGATACCATATCCCACCATCATATAATTTTGCATATACAGATGTATCAGTTGCGACCTTGCTCCAATCTGTGATGCCTAGATATTTGCCGATATCAAGAAAATTCGGTTCATTAAAATCCGGCAGCATCTCTGATACAGCATCAAGTCGATGGTATTCATCACGCAATAATGCGGAACCATCTTCTTGTTGCTCCGGTTTTTTCTCCACACCTACATAACCAAATATATCTCCTAGATAAACTATATATTTGATTCCTTTGTCATACAGTTGTTTAAGCAGCCACTCTCTGCCTTCTCGATTTGATATCATACTAACCCCCTAGTGTTGGACATTCACATTCCCATGTGTAATCATCATATTCACGCACATTATAAAGAACTTCATCGCCATTCGAGTTATATTCAAACTCTTCTGCGAACTCCATTCCACGCTCATAACATTTCCCTCTGATATCTAACCCATATTTCTTAGCAAATTCCGGATATCCTTGCCCTGTAACATTCCATGCATGATTTATCTTAACAATAAAAACACCAACACCAACATCATTCAAACACACGCAATCATTTGCATACTCGATGGCATCATTATCAATATACGATCTCCGCAATGAAGGTAAGAATATATATTTCGCCGGAATATTTGGAGTCAATTCATTGTAATCCTCATTAAATACCGGATTCGCTCCATTGAACTCAGATTGAATAAAATTAATCAGATTTTCTTTTGGGCCTCTAAACTTAACCCAACCTTCACACCAATTTGGCATTTATATCACCTCTATTTCAAATGTACTCGCAGCAATCTTTCAACTTTTCTTAGATGAGGGATAGGATTATTTACATATATGATGGAAATAATATCACTTGCCTCATACACTCTGTATATATCACGTTCCTTCAACCTTATAAATGTGCGATAATGCCTTTCATCGGCTATCATCTTGGCATATGCCACAGCATTCTTCAATTGGTCATTATCTATTCCATCAATACAAGTTAAAGTCAACTCCGGCCTTCCAATAGGAATTTCTCTAATCAGAAATCCCTCAAAGCCATATTTCTGTAAATCATCAACACTCAGCATCACATATCACCATCTTTTTTGCTTTCACTAATCAATCTATACAATTCGTGTTTTACAAACAATCTTGTGTGTTCAACACTAGCATCAAGCTGCTCCATAAATATTTTTGTTGCCGAGGCAATAAGATGCAAACTAACTCTTACATAATGCCCTTTATAACCCCATGTATATCCGTCAACTCTCGGATATCTATCTAAAGGGTTGATAGTGAAATCACACTCCGGAACCACAATATCATTCCCCATAACGATAGTTAGTGCAAATCTTAACGATTGCAAATCTAATGTATTTTCACTCATGATCACAAATCACATCCAATCATCACGCTAGATGCAGCAGCTACAGCACCGGAAATCACCATCACAGAGAATGACCTACACACAGCCTCGAACCCAACACCAAACAATCCTATCAACCACAACATAATCGCAATGCACATCGATGCAAATGCAATCAGAGATATAATCACAGCTATCAAGCATAAAACCGCTGCCAAATCTTTCATATATTGCCCCTTTCTACTGCCATAATATGCTTACCAATCTCAGCCACAACATTCACGCTTACAGCGTTGCCGGCCTGTTTATATAATTGTGAATTGCTATTCACAGCAGCAGCCTTATCGAATTGCTCATCCGTGAACCCTTGCAATCTCCAACATTCTCTCGGAGTCAATTTCCGGATATACACCTTTGAGCCATCATCTAGCACAACACCGAGATTGTCGCTAGTGGTTAAGGTGTTGGATCGTTGCGGTTGCACTCGGCCCCTTCTTGTTTCGCTATTTGGATAAGCTAAATCCACACCATCGCCATGATATGCCATCGCATATCCTTGCTTATTCGCTGTTTTGATTAAAAGTCCATGTCGGTCTTGACCGGTTAAAGTGAAAGCCGGTTCACCAACTTCCTTCAATCTTCTTCCGTTTTGTCTTTTATCAAGTCTATCCGGAGTCAAACAGGCTTGAACACTTACATCGCTGAATTGATATAGTCCTGTTTTGGCTCCCATTCCACCACCTAATGCAGATAATGTGCAGCTCACACCACTCGGATCATACACTCGCATTCCTTGTGAACCACCTATAATTTGCTTAATAACTGCATCGTTTTTTCTTGGGATAGGAAGTAACTCTCTTCCACTTGTTTCTCCAAGATATCCAACAATGTAGACACGCTCCCTGTTTTGTGGGAGTCCATAGTCTTTGGTGTTGTACACTTTCCATTCGACACTATACCCTCTTTCTGCCATTTCACTAACAACGGTGAGGAACCCGCCCCCCCGTCGATTGATAGCAAATTCTTAACGTTTTCACACACAAGCCATTTGGGTTTATTTTCTTTACGCTCATCAATTAACCTCATAATCTCAAAAAACAATCCACTTCTAGTGCCTTCTTTTATGCCTTTTTGTTTACCGGCAATGCTCACATCTTGGCAAGGGAAACCAAACGTCCATAAATCAGCATTTGGCAAGTCATTTCCTTTAACCTTTGTTACATCGCCACCAAACCATAAATTCGTTGTGTCATATATAACTCTATATGAGGCCTGTGCGAATTTATCAAACTCGCACCATCCAACACATTCCATGCCGGCCTGTTCTAATCCGCTGTGGAATCCACCAATTCCACTAAAGAAATCAATAAACTTCATATATCCCCTCTAGTACAATTTTCTATATTTAAACCTTCGAGCAATTCGCCCATCTTTATGTTTCATATAAGCGACCATATCGCCATCGAAGTTCTTGATAACTCGTTGCGCTGCGATATATCCGCTATATTGGATATAGGCATCACATTTACCATGACACCCCACTTCTCTAAACTCGCAATCCTTACATGGACTTCGCATTCACTCACTCCCATTTTTGAAGAATACCAACCATATTGTTTTGCCCCTACGTTGTCCAATAATCGGCTTGCTAGGTAGCAGTTTTTTAACCATCGAGAACGAAACTTGCTCTTCGTTCCATTTGAATATCATAGTTCCATTCGTCTTTAATACTCGCCAACACTCTTCCAAACCTTGTTTTATATCTTGTTGCCATTCGCCTTCTAAAACACCATATTTTAATTTCAAGAATGATGTATCTCCGGCATGGAGCAGATGCGGTGGATCAAAGATGACTAAATGAAATGATTCGTCATCAAATGGCATATTGCGAAAATCACCAACTACATCCGGATTCACGTTTAAACTTCTGCCATCACACAGCGTGGTTTCTAGCGTTCTTTTGTCCATAAAAACTGCATCTTCAAATTCCTTATCGAACCAAAACATCCTCGAACCGCAGCAAGCATCTAAAACCTTCATGTCATCTCCCTGTGCTACCAAATCCACCCTTGCGGCACTCCTTGATATCATTCGCATCATTTACAGTTGTGCCATATGGTGTGAATATTCCTTGAACTAATCGCTCCCCTTCTCTCACATGGAACGGAACCTTGCCCATATTGATGAGAGGAATCATAATGTGTCCTTCATTCTTCTCATTGTTGTAATAGTCAGCATCGATGATGCCTTGACCATGAATGAGGCACACCTTGTTATTGATTGCTACGCTGCTGCGCATATGTAGTCCTAGATATTTATCGCTATCGATTTGGCATTTCAACCCTGTAGGCACTAGCACCACATCAAATGGATTAATCACCACGCTTGCAGCTGCACAGATATCATATCCGGCACTTAATTCACTTTGTCGAGTTGGCAACTTAATGCCTTTATGTTTGTAAGCCTCTACTATTTCAAATTTGTTCATTTTTTCGTTTCATCTCCCTATTTCTAGCTGCTAACTTATTGCCACACGCTCTGCCACAGGTCAATTTCGTGGATGATTTGTAAGGTACATCAAATACCGCTCCACAGATTACGCAATGGCGAGTGGTAAAAGGGATAATATCCCCTTTCCTGTTGTTGAATTTATATCTAACCGGTGTTAGATGCGTTTCACTCATCGGTGTGTCATTCAACACCGGCAAATGTTCCAAGAAGTTTGGAATCTTATTTCTGAAACGATCATGCACCGCTTTTCCGGTTGTAATAGTCATGTGTGTGTGGTTTCCTTTCCTCTAATCCTCAACTACCATGAGGCGCTTGCTGAGGTCTACTTCATTAAGATATATCTCTTCAACCCCTTCAATATCGTGGACTTCCGGACAATCAATGCTGATGTAATCATTCAAATCTCTTTCAATTTCCTCTGCCTTGCAATGTGCTGCCTCTAATGATTCGGCACGAACTACAACATCAACATCGAGTGTGCCTCTGTATCTAACACGAAATTCATTCATAATTTGAATCCTTTCTTTCTGTAATCCAAATAAGATATAGAGGTGGGATATCGTTTTTTATTCGATATCCCCTTTTTCTCTGGCTTGCTCACCTTTGGCTTGTTGGTGGTGTCGCACCTTCTCGCCTTTAGCTGTTGCAATACACTTTCAACGCTCGCTGCATCGATGGTAATCTCCACACGAGGGTTTTCTTTGTCGAACCCCACTATATGGGAGCCATTATAGTCGGCAACCCACATATCATCCGAGATTATCGCTGCATCTTGCAGAATGTCGCTTGTGGCTTGTAGCAATCCAACGAGATCCGGCCAATTTTTCCAATCTGCTAAATAGTAGCGGCAACAGATTGAGATAGGCCCATCATAGGACTTCACTAGGTTAAGATTGTTTAGTTGTTCTAACGCTTTTTTTTGATAACTTGAAAATGCTTTTGATGGTATGAGTTTCATGTTATTGCCAATCTTAACGATTCGACTTCCGTTCTTTTTGGTTCGTGGCGAACCATAAATTACTACTTCCACATCGCACCTCTATATTTCTGCTTTAATTTTCTAATTCTATACCCCAAATTCAACCGCTGTGGCTTGTCTAATGTTTCCCCCGATAGAATTATCGTGGAGAATATTAACTCGCCTTATAGAGCGTTTAAATCAATTGAGCGGTTTATCCACCCCCTCGCCGAACTCACCGGTGATTTTAGCGAATGTTTTATCAAGTTCCTCAATGCCATCAACACCGACCTTTGCTGCTGTAAATCCAAGCGCCATTTCATCGAAGAATTGTTTCTTATCTGAATCATCAATCATTGATTCGAATATCACCTGTGTGGCTGCTGCGCACAATGCTATAGCAACTGATGTGGCACTTTTCCATTCACCTTCTTTGTATTTGATTCGTAGATTGTGATTCTTTTCTTTAATTTTGATTTTTCTCATCTGTGGGATGCTCCTTTGAATATCGCCTCTTCATATTCACCTCTGAGGCGGTCATAAATGCGTTGGCTGTAATGATCTTTAGTCCAACTATCGCTGTAATTCGTTGTCAATACAATTGGTTTCATTCGGTTGTAGCGGTCGATGATAATGCTTTCGACCTTCGATGATACCCATTCCGATTTGGAGTACTCTGCCCCAAAGTCATCGAGCAGCAAGAGTGGTATATTCCGCAGCTTTCGCTCGTAGTCCATGAAGGCCACGTTATCGCCTTTGGATAACGTGAGCATGTTATCCAAGAGGTTCGGCATTGAAATCATCATGCCGCCTTTGCCCATGTCAATTGCTCTTTTTAACACACTCACCGCAATTGATGTTTTTCCTGTGCCGGCCGGCCCTCTGAGAATTAATCCCTTTCCGAAATCAAGATTGTATTTAAGGTTATCCGCATAAGCCTTCACGATTGCATATGCCTCTTTATTTTCTGCCGGAAAAGTTCCGTGTTCACGCAGCCAATCGAATGACATGGTTGCATAGCGTTTGGGGATGCCGGCAAGGTCATAGGCTTTTGATTTTTCATCACGAACCACTATCGGACTTTCATAAATTGGCTGATAGAACTCATACTCAGGTTCCGTGAACCCTTGCTGATTCTTTATCCCAATCGACTTGTTCATCTTTTTTCGCAGACTTTCGATCATCTGCGTAGGATTGTATTTTTCGATTTTTCAACACTCCTTCTATATACTTCACATTTGTTGTGCCTTTGTCCTTAGCTACTTTTAAGGCACTCAATACTTCATCAACCCCATATTCAAGAACTAGGCTTTCGAGGACTTCCATTAAATAAGAAGAGATATCACCAAAGTTATTTATCCAATTATTGAATACAGGCTGCATGAAACTCTTTTCTTTACTTTTATTTACTTTACTTTCTATTTCCTTTACTTTACTTTGTTCATTTTTGTATACATTAACCCTAGTTTCTGCAACATTAACCATAGTTTCTGTATACATCGTGTCAACATTAATTAGGTTAATGTCAGCATTAATTTTCACCGATTTTCTTCGCTCCGTGATTTTTAGGTATCTGTTTTGTATCCCTTCGGATGTTAAGATGCGAAAATTGTCGTATATTCTAAATGAGAATAATTCCACCTCACACGCTCTATTGATAACTTGTTTCACATAATCTGCATCGAGATTTGTATCTAGTGCAATGAGTGAAATCTCATCATCCTTAATGCTCATGAAGTAACCTTCATCCTTATATATCGCAGCGAATATATATATCAGCACAGCGATTGAGGCCGGCCCATGCGAAAACATGATTTTTCGTATCTTCAAATCGCTCAAAAATCCTACATCGAGTGGGAAATACTCAACCCCCTTCGCCTTCGGTCTAGCCATTAACTCCACCTTCCTAGAACTTCACATATTCTTTAGATCTGCCCATCTTCAAATATCCAATTTGAAGAGCATAATCAATCATGCTTTTTACATCGTTGGCCGGCACCTTTGTGCGTTTCTCGGTTAGTACGAAGAATAACGGATTATAAGGAATTGGTGAGCCACTTGATTTCAATGCATTCTCTTTGATTGAATCTCTCACAGTAACCCATGCAGCGCCGAACTGACTCAGCATTTTATCTTCATTGCTCATCTTTCACCTCGTCATTTCCGATTAATTCATTCAATGATTCCACTTCTGTATTGCAGCAAGTACAAACAAAGCAATAGATGGAATATAGTTCATCGATAATTGGTTGCTTAGAATTGTATGCACCATTTTCTTTTGCAAGCGCCTTGATTCGCATCAATAACACCGCTTTTACTGTTACATCGAAATCATGATTCATTTTGATATCCTTTCTTTTAAGACTTTCATCACCTCTGCTGCTTGTGGGCCATGTGCCATTTCGTGGCACTCTCTACATAAGCAAGCTAAATTTTCAAGATTCGACAAACCACCTCGACCACGGAACAGGATATGATGCACTTCCGATGCCATCGCACCGCACAGCACACATAATCCTTGATCACGTTCAATGGCCTGTGGTCTAGTCTTTTTATATAAGGCCTCATCAGCCTTCTTTCGGCTGTTCATCTTCCCACCTATCAAGGAGTGAATTGATATAGCTGCTATCCTCTAGTGCTATGCCTAACTGATTACATTCTGTAACTAGGCTATCAATCAGCCTTGCCATCTGCTTAGTGTCATATGACGAGGAACCCATATATAGGAATAGGACTGTGGTTCCATCAATCTTTGTGCTTTCGCCCATATCCTCAGCGAACCACCCCAATCCGTTCCGGCTCCATCTATCCATGATTTTCTGTTTGGCACTCGGCAGCACTAACACTCGCTCAAACACACCACATTCTCTGATGGCTCTTTTATATACATCGACCTTCGATATATAGCCATTCTTGGATAGTTCCTTTGCGATTTTCTCGCACAAAACCCAACAGAATGCATTGGCATTCAAGCTGCGAGATTTAGACCTCTTTTTGATTTCGATTGAATACTCAACATCCTTATCGATTTCAGCGAGTTCATTATCTCGTGGAGCCGGCATCATCACCATTACTCCGATAGGGGATTTGAATGTTTCAATTCCCTTTGTGTTCCATTTCATTAATAACTATTCACCCACGCTTTTAGTTGTTGGATTTCACTCAAATCTAGTTGAGTACTAATCTTGTTAAAGGTAGCTTTCGTGTATTTGGCCAAATCGGATTTCTCGATGCCTTTTGCTGTTGCTAACTCAACAACTTTATTCAAGGCTTGAATTGTAACCTCGGACACATTATTGGAGTTAGCATCGTCATCCTCTTCCCACGCAACACCGAGGATTGAAGAGAGGCTATATCTTCGGCCATACGTTACAACGCTGCCGACACCTTGCGGATCCTTCTTCACTAATGGCAATGTGAAAGGCTCTGCCTCAATCCACTCACCACTTTCATGCAATAATCGTGTAGTTACAGTTACATTCCCCTCAGAGGTTTCCGGAATCTGTAAGAATGAGATGCCATTCTTTGCCAAGATAGGGCGAACAGCTTGCAGCAATGCATCAAGAGTTACATATTTAGCTTTTAGGAATGCATTTTCTTTTGTGCGTTCCGGATCTGACACCTCGGCTTGAAATTTAGCCAATGCCTTAGAGATTTCGATAAGTGATTCACTATGTTTCATTAGATTCTGCTCCATTCCACACCGATTTTATTCAAAGTATCCTCGATGATTTTGTGTTGGGATTTAGTTGCTTTCACAACATATGTTGTGCGGATAGTTTCTTCAACTTCCTCAAATTTCATAGGTTGTTGTGGGAGTGGAAGTTCTGCCACCACAGGCTCCAACTTATCAACATCGATTGTGTGGGCCTTAGCAGCTTGCATCTCGATTTCCAATCGTTTATCAAACTCATCGGCGAGATATCCATCTAATTCTGAGATAGAAACATTCATAACCTTATGAGCCACATCATCGAAGGTGATTGGTGTATTTAATTCATATTGAGAGTTGAATATATCAATCTTTAATTTGACCATTTCTTCCTTCTCTGCTCGCATTTTTGCAAGTTCATCATCATTGCGTTGCTGAGTTAGAAGTTCATTCATTGCGGAATCAATGGCACTTGCTGTGGCATCAATTTTGGCTGTTTTGTTCTGCCACCACTTTGGATCAGCCACAAATCGATTTCGATATTCCTCACGAATACCAAGAGCCTCGAACTTATCTTTAATAAGATTCATTACGAGTTCTTTGCGTTTTTCGAGTTCGATATTCTCGAACTCTTGAATTTGGTTAGATATTGGAGCCTCAACTCGGCTGACTACAGCAAGAACCTGTTCGAGTTCCGCTGCGAACACGTTATAAGGTTCTTTTAACAAGCGTTTTTGCTCGGTTCCGAATCGTTGCAAGTGTGTGCGAACGCTCACGATTTCACGAAGGACACTCTTCATCTCCTTTAGATTATCTTGCGTTACTACAAGATTGTTATATTTCGCTAGTTTCTCCTCTAAATATTTGGAGATTTCCTCGTTATTCCATACCGCTCGGCCTACAGATTGAATCAATTGAGGCTCTACATTTTTTACTACTTGAACATCCGTCATTTCCATGTGTGTGGTTTCCTTTCTTTACAATTCGTATCGAATCATCTAAAATATAGGTGTGTGGTTGCCTTTCTTGTAATTCGCAAGAAGGCTTAGTGCTATTTCTCCGATAGTGAAGATTGTGGCTGCCAATAGATTGATAATTTTATCTACCATAAGCGAATATATTCTCCTGTAACCCACCAATAAGAAATACCGAAGAATAAAAATAGCGTAAATGCTGTGAATACTAGCATTTCAAATGTGCTTGGTTCTTCATTGCGCAGCGCTCTTCGTTTGGCACGTTTCTCCGCTGCTCTCAATCTGTGAATCTTCATTTTTCCTCTCTTTCCACTCCTCAAAATCAGCTAGATTCTGAGGGTTACTGTAAAATTTGTATATTTCATCAATGAGCAATGTCATAAATTCACACCCTTATAACGATTAATGAAATATAATTGCCCTTTGCCTGTTACTTTTGGTGTTTTATTTAGGCTTACTCTTCCGTCTGAATGAGTTATAGCTGTTTCTTTAATTCTGAAAAGCCCCATTTCCATCGCTCGCTGCGTTGGAATATTGTAAGAGCCGCCTTTTCTTGAAATCAGATAACCCTCATTTCTTAACCGCTCAAATAATCTGTTTTGTCCAATATTGTGGCCATTTTGGTTTAAGAGTTTCGCTAGATCACCGATTAAAATATCGGTATCGCTAGTACTTACTGCATCGGCGAATAATACTTTCGGTTTCTGTTCCTCTAGCAACGCTTTTGTTTGGTTATGTGCCTCAATTTCGTTAGCGTATGCTTTTAGGGCATCCGGCAACGTTCTAGGGATATTCATGCTATACGTTCCGTATTTTCGTAAACTCGGCAGTACATCACTTGTTACCCAACGTTTGAATTGTTTTGCACTAGGTAATTTACTAGATAGAATTAATGAATATAAACCACTTTCATTTATTAACCACCCACCACGCTGCCCTAAACTCGATAACGTTTCGTTATTGAGTTTGTCATCAACATCAACGTGATCACCAATCGCCTTGCTACTATTTTGATAGCCTAAGATATTAGTTATATCTTTTGCCACAAACCATGGTTCGTTATCCTGTAGAATAACTCGTACATTCCCAAACATTGCATTATTAAATACTTGTAATTCGTTCATTTGTTCACGCTCCTTTCTGTCTATTACTCTTTTTTGAGTAATACCTCAGTACTACATTAATTCTGTAATGGACACATTAAAGCATTCAGCTAACTTTTTGAGGCTGCTCACGTTCGCTGAGTTCTTACCTCGTAACCATTGACCGATAGCCGCTTGGGATAAGCCGGTTCTTTTCGCTACTGCATAAGCACTCATATTTTGCTCGTGCATCAATTCTTTAATTCGTTCCAAATTCATTGCTTTATCACCTTCCTTTTGGTAAAATGAAATTACTAAACTTTTACTTAGCAAATAATAGCATTTGCATTGCTATGTTTTTGCGTTGCTCTGTGATTACATATTACAACGCAAATGCTACTATGTCCAATTAACAGTTTATAAAAATTATTATTTTTTCTTAAACAGAATAAGGTGAGCATATGGCATTCGATAATATATTTGAAATCATGAAGGAACGAGGCCTTACAGCTTATAGAGTTTCCAAAGATACAGGCATCTCACAGGCCTCTATAGCGGATTGGCGAAAAGGTCGCTCGAAACCTAAAATTGATAAACTCAAAATATTAGCTGAGTATTTTGGTGTATCATTGGCATCGCTAACAGGGGAAAGCAACGAAATTGATGATACTCAACAAATACAAGCACAAAATGGATACTATGTAGACAAAGAAACGGCCGAATATGCTGAAATGTTACGGACTCGCCCTAACGCTAGACTTCTATTCTCTGCTGCGAAAGATATATCAAAAGAGGATATGCAAAAGGCGGTCGAGTATATTGAGTTTTTAAAATCTAAAAATAAATAATGGTACCCACCAAAGCGTGGGTACCATAAATGCGGAGTGTGTTGTATTGGTAATAAACATAATTTACTGCGATTTACCATGTGTTAAGGCTGTATCAGAAGAAACGGAAGATATAGATACTCATAATATCTATATTAATAAAAATCTCCCTCATGGTCGCATGAGAGAGGAAATTAAACATGAATTAATGCATATTATTAATGATGATTTTTACTTAGATGAACACGTTAATCTAGTTGAGCAAATGGTTCGTAGGTCAGATATAGATGATTCTGAATTAGAAAGTATAGATTTTTATCACCATTTTAATGTGTAATCATAAATAAAGGGAGAATTTACTATGAAAAAATTGATTATCTCATCCCTGATATTATCTATGTTGGCAATGCCATCAATGGCAGCGAGTCTATATGCACCATTCGTGCCGGCCTACACCGCACCAAATGGAGTAGTTGTTAGTGTGAAATCTGATTTGGATGTGATTAATTATAAGAATAATACTGTGGAGATAATTCTACAGACAGAAATCAATGATCCATCAAAGCCTTATATCACTCGCAAGATGAATCATTTTTATTATGCGCTAGATCCTAGAGGTTCCGGCATCCCATATTCTGTTTTGTATCGAGTAGATAGATACACGCACATAGCAAGAAACTCCGCCACAGTTTTAGATGGTTCTGTTACACCTACAATGATAGTGCCTCTTGCTGAAAGTTCAGACGAATATAAACTTTCAACATATGCCTTCAAGTTCGCTGTTGAAAGCGGAAAGATGGCGAAAGCAAAAGCAAAGAGCAAATAAAAAAAAGGCCCTATTAAGGGCCTCTATTTGTATATAAAAAGAAAAACCGCCATGAATTGGCAGCATGGCGGAATTTCTTTGATTTACATTTGATAATTCTTATTTAATTATATCACCAACAAGGAAACCACACAATGAATAGTTTAAAAGCTGTAATATACGCTAGATACTCATCGGATAAGCAACGAGATGAATCCATCGAAGGGCAAATTCGTGAATGCAGAGCCTTTGCAGAACGTGAAGGCATTATTATCACAAACATATACACAGATAAGGCCCTCTCCGCTCGCACAGACAATCGACCGGAGTTCCTTCAAATGATAGAGGATTCTAAGAAACACCTATTTGATTATGTCTTAGTGTATCAGCTAGATAGATTCAGCCGCAGTAGAGAGGATAGTGCTGTATATAAAGCGATATTGAAGAAAAATGGTGTTAAGGTTGTAAGTGCGAAGGAAAATATCACCAACGATCCGGCCGGCATCATCTTGGAATCCGTACTCGAAGGCATGGCAGAATATTACTCCGCCGAACTATCCCAAAAGGTAAGACGAGGAATGACGGATAATGCACTTCAAGGGAAGGTGAATGGCACACCTACTCCTTTGGGATATGATAAAACAGAGGATAAGCACCTAATCATCAATGAGCGTGAGGCTCGTATTGTGCGAACTATATTTGACCTTTACATCAAAGGCCACTCTATCCCATCCATATGCTCGCATTTAAACTCTAAAGGGTATTTATCCAAGCATGGATCTAAATTCTCATATGCTGTAGTTAGGCGGATTTTGAGTAACGAGAAATACATCGGCACGATGCGATGGAATGATATTGTAATTGAGGATGCCATCCCTTCCATTATCTCGAAGGAAATATTCGACAAAGTGCAGCAACAAAAAGGCCGCAGAATTAAGAAAAAAGGTGCTAGGAGCGAGTTTTATAATTTGTGTGGTAAATTGTATTGTGGCAAATGTGGTGGACATTATACAGGCAATACAGCCACATCACACACAGGAGCCAAGCATCACTATTACAGCTGCACAAATAGGCGCAAACATAAAACTTGCACAGGCAAGAACATCAAGCGTGATATTTTAGAGGATATTATCATCAATCAGACTATTCATATATTAAATGAACCCAACACCATCGCTCAATTGGCCAAAATGGCCACAGAGGCAAGCAGCACGATGCTAGGTGATGCGGAACTTGAATTGAAACGCATTGATGTTCGCATTAAGGAACTACAATCCGAATTAGAGAATTATATGAAGGCAATTGCAAAGGGATTCATATCTGACACGCTACAGGCACAAATCGAGAATGCAGAGGCTGAACTTCAAGACCATATGACACGCAAGGCGAACCACGAAATCAAGGCACACCCCATCAAGCTAACAGCGGAGCATATTGAGTTCTTCCTCTACAAAATGGCAAAAGAAAACCCCACCACCAACACAGGCAGAGCGAGGATTCTTGACACGTTCATTCACTCTGCGACCATATATGATGATAGGGTTGAAATAACCTTCAATTACAACAATGACCTACCCCAATTTAAAGGACAGGTCATTGATGGTTCGTTTTCAGTTGATGTGGTGGACCACCAGGGGTTCGAACCCTGGACACCCTGA